ACCAACTAAAGTTGCTGGTTCATTTTCCAGTTGTCTTATCTCCAAGTTGTCCACCATTATCGACCTTATTTCCTTGTCCATTGTTTTCAACACCCCCCATCAATTTTTGTTTATAAAGTTCTTCTATCCCAGACATGGGAATCATTGCACCATTGACCATATGAACGCTACCACCTTCGTAAGTGTTCATATCTTCTAGCTCTAAAACATCGTTGGGACAAAAAACACCATTTTGAAGCATAGTACTGTAAAAATCTTTTCGAGCTGCAGAATCACCTCTGAGTAAATTATTTAAATTAAATTTTGCAAAATATTTTTTTCGCTCACTTGGAAGTAATAAATCTTTGAAAATACTTTGTTCAATTCTCACAAGCCATGGCATTAAAGAATAAATAACAAATCCAATACTTTGATTCTCAATATTATTATTTGTGGACCGTTCTAGATCCATAATCATATGTGGTGGAATGTTGAAAAACCTTGCAATTTCTACAACTTGGAATTTTCTAGTTTCTAGAAACTGAGCTTTATCATTTGTGGTATTTACACCAGTGAATTTTGAACCCTGTTCTAAAAACATTAGTCTATTTGCTTTTCCTAAACCTTCATATTTTTCTCTTGTTGAATCCCTAAAACGTTTTGCTGCTTCATCTGATACAATTGTTGGATATTCAATTATTCCACCAACATTTGTTCCATTACTGAAAAATCTTTCTCCATATTCTTCTGCTGCTAAAGAAAGTCCAAAGGCTTCGCGAGCAACTATACAAGGATTAAAAGTTTTTACTCTATCCCTTGCCAATCCCTTTATATGCCACATGTTTTCAGGATATATACGTTGCATGCCACCATTTGGAAGTGTTATCTCGTAATATGCCAGCTTCATGGTATCTAAATAATAATAAATAATTACATTTTGGTTTGGTATAGGCCATAATTCAATGATTTTTCCACCATTATCACGTACTATTTCTGCAAAAGTTTCTCCGCATAAAAGTATATTAACCATTGCATTTTGTCTAAATTCGAATGAGGTTTGTTCTGAATTTGGGATGTCATGTAAAATGTTATATAAGTTATGCTCCAACGCTCTTTCTTTACCATTTTTTACATACTTGTTTAAATTTAAAGGTAAGCTAGCTACTGTTTCGCTTAAAAGTCTGACACAAGCATATACAGCCATTATTTTTATAGCTGTATCTTCATTCACATCTATTCCAGCTTTTGAAGCACTACCACCACTAAAAAAATCACTCAACCATTGGGAAGGATTTGTTAAAGTACTAGACCTTTTTTCAAAAAAAGACTTAATATTACCAAAAAAACTCAATTTTTCACCCCCTTATATTAATAATCCATAGATAATACGCCACGTTCTTCATAAATTGACTTTTTTGGCGCCTCATTTACTAGAGCTCTAACTAAAGCATTTATAACAGCAGCTACTAAATCTATCCTCTGGCTGTCATCTTTATGTTTTTTACTAAGTTTTATATTTCCATTATTATCTATAACTTCAATGGCGTTAGATAAACACCATGTAAGCAATGGGCTTCCATCATGTACTACTTTTCCTTGTAAAATCAGTTCCCTTAATTTTTTAGTCGGCTCTGATAAAGTCTGAACTCCCTGTCTAATTTCCACCATCTGTTCTTCTGTGTATCCGGATCTAGTTAAATCTTGTGTAAAATGAGTAGCATTATAAGGGTCAAAGCAAAATTCTTTTATAGTCCAGTTATATTCAAATTCTCTTTCAATGAAATTATTTTTAATAAATATATAATCAGTTACTGAGCCATCCGTAAGAGTACACCAACCGTCTTTAGCCCATTGACTATAAGGAACTCTATCCGAGTGTTCGTGTTGTAAGGCTCTTAATTTAGGCATATATCCATGAGCCGTTAACGCTAACCTTCCGTCGTCTAGATAACAAGTAAAAGCATCTGCTGTTAAGTCGGTTGATTTTGATAAGTCTAAGCCTACCCACCCGCTTTTATTTTTAGTGAGCTCTTTGAATTCTTCTTTACTTACCGCTAAATCTTTCCATTCATCCATGTGTCCAGCCATATATTTATTTTCAGCGTCCACTTGCCATAAACAGCAGCGTTTAATTAAAAATTCTCTTATTTTGGAAGGGTCTCCAGAACCATATGCTATATCATGATTTTGTTGTATCATCTTCCCCAAGTCACGAGTATATAAATTATTATATCTAAGCATTGGATTAGGTTTGACCCAAAGTTTGCTGTCGTGTGGGTCATCATTCAAATCTAACTGTCTAATTACGCAAAAATAAGTTTCATCTGTAATGTCACTTTTGAGTATTTTTGAACATATATCGTGCTCTTTTTTGCCTACACTGTTTTCAGCATCTTGACCTGCTGTAGTAATTGCACAAAATAGGTTTTGTGGGCGCTTACCGAAGCCAGATAAAATTACATCCATTATTTCAGATGTTTTCCAAACATGAATCTCATCTCCAATAGCAATACTTATTGATTTACCATCTTTATTTTTGGTATCTTTTGAAAGAGCTTTTAAGTGTCCACCTCTAGTTTTATGTATTACATAAGTTTTCTTTACTTCTAACCTAGATGATATTTCAGGCGAAATTTTCGCCATTTCGCAAGCATCTTGCCAAATAATTCTTGCTTGCTCCCTGTCATAAGCACAGCATTCAACATGAGGATTTCTCTCGTATTTTATTAAATCAATTCTATTTGGTGGATATATACAATCAGCCGTCATTCCATATAGGGCAACCCCTGACATTATTGCTGATTTAGCATTTCCTCTTGCCTCTTCTATAAAAGCCCTGGTAAATCTTCTTGCTCCGTTTTCTTTATTTACCCAGCCAAATATATTAATTAAATCAAAAACTTGGAAAGGTAATAATTTTATTGTTTCACCTTCAAATACTCCCTTAACATGCCTACAGTATTTCTCAAAAAAATCTATTATCTTTTCAGCTCTAGTTATATCAAAAACATATTCGAAATTGTCCCTTTGCAAATCACCAATAAATCTCGAACATGCTAAAAACTCTAATTCACAAGATATCAGAGTTTTGTCTACTATTTGTTGAGCATATTCAAATCCTCTTTTTGGCATTAGTTATCCACCAAACATTGATATACTCGGATCTTCTTTTTCCTCTTCTTTTTTAGGGACATTTTTAATTCTAGATACTGGATTTAAGAATAACCTATCTTCGAGTTTTATTAATAAATCAGATTTTTTATTTATTAATCCATCAATTTTAATAAGAGGGTCTAATCTCAGGAATCTATTTACGCCATCTTGAATAAACTCAGTAACTTGCATACAATAACTTTCCCAGTCAACTTCAAATTTTTTAACTGCTTGTCTTTGCTCCATTAATTCTATATATTCAGCATAATGTTTACAGTACCTAGCTAATTCTCCAGCGTCAGGTGCTGTTACAAATTCAATATCTTTATATATTATTATAAGTTCTTTCCATTTCTTGTAGGCTACTAGATCATTTTTTACAAAATCAGGTACATTTAATTTTTTATTATTTACTTTGATTTCAGATTTTTTACGTCTTTCAACTTCCTTTTTTGTAAGATGGTGACTTTTACCTTTATTCTTAATGACTTCAATAGGTTGCGCTCTTCTTCCCAATATTTTTCCACTCCTTTCATTTTGATTGATTTTTAGATTGCGTTATGTATCATTTCCTTAATTTAGCTCATACAACTCACTATATAGATATCTCAAAAACGGATATTTTTCCACGGATGAGGACCCGCACGGTCTATAGGTGAAAAGGATTGGAGGATTTTACCACCCCACCCCATTAATTACCGTTTTATATCCAAAATTATCCACAAAATATTATGTTACCTTTTATTGTGCAAAATATAAATACTATTTAATTGTATTTCCAAATGCACCGTCTTCCTTTGCTGTCTTTCTATTGTGACAACTTATACACAAAGCTTGCCAATTGTTTTTATCCCAAAACAATGTCTTGTCACCTTTATGAGGCTTTATGTGGTCTACTACAGTTGCTGTTGTTAATATATCAATTTGTTTACAACTAACACACAACGGATGATGTAATAAATATCCTTGCCTTACCTTCCTCCATTTACTATCATAACCGCGTACAGATGCACTCTCTCTTTTATCTATCTTTGGTTTTGTATGCTTAATACAAAACCCTGAATCAACTAAAGCAGCACATCCAATATGTTTACATGGTCTTTTCGCTCTATTTGGTATTATAATCACCTCGATAATATAATTGATTGCAGGGAACAATCTCCCTGCAATCTATAAAAAAGAAGAAGTGGGAAGTGAAAGCCCTTGACCTTGATAGAGTCGAACTATCCATCGCTCTAATGAGTGAGACTTGAAACCGCAAGTAAGGCCATAATATAAGCCTATCATCTGTTAAGTTGATAGGCTTATTGTTAATTGTTATTCATCTGCAGATTCTTCTGATTCCTCAGTTGTTTCTTCAACTAGAGCTTCATCCAACTCATCGGCTGGCAAAGTGTTTTGTTCACACATATCTATCACCTCACTTTTTATAGAATATCTGTATTAAACATAATTTTTATTCTGACTTACTACTCATGCATTTAGGACAATGAATTAAAATTTGTTTGTCATTTGAAAGAGTTGTAACCGTATATCCTGTACCTTTGCAATCTTTACACTTTTTCTTTTTCATTGGCTATGCCTCTTTCTTGCTCTAATTCAATAAGAGTCATAATACAATAATTTGCCATATCTTTTAATGTATCAGTTATGTTTTCATCGGATACGTTATTTTTCACTCCTGCTGCAAGCGCTTTTATTCTTTGATATTTGTCTTGAATTCGAGTAACTGCTGAGATAATTCCAAGCTCTTGAAACGTATTGCTAAAACTGTTATCATATGCTGTGTTCTTTACCCTATAAAGAATATTAAGTTCTTCACATATTTCTGTATGCCTGTTATATCTATCCATTTTAAAACCTCCGATTAGACAAAAGATTAATTTTGTGCGTATCTAAAAATATAAAAACCCCAAATTTGCTCAAATATCGTCAAATAATTAAATTAGCGTTTTTGAGATTGATACAATTTTGGGGTTGTTTTTGAAAAATAAGATCTTTGATTTGCTCTAGATTGCTTCTTTTTTCTTTTTATAAAAAACAAAAAAGACTCCTATCATTTCAGAGTCTTTTTTGTTGAAAGTAATAGTTCCAACTTATTATTTTTGTCACTATCATATTATCACATTGCATAGTCGCTTTTAGTCGCTTCTTTTATTTTTACCTCTTTTAACGCTTTCCCGTGTATTCTATGCACCCATGACCAATCATAGCTCATTTTGATACATATTTCCTCCCACTTGAACCCATATATATATCTCATATACATTACTTGTCTGTTTTTGCTATCTTTTAGCTCTCTTATAATCTCAAATATCTCCATTTTTATATCAGCTAGTCTTTTTATCTCTATATCCATACACTTTTCTTCTAGTGTTATTATTTCACAAATTGAATCTGCTAATTTATCATTTTTTTGTGGTCCTCTTGGCATGTCTGAAATTTTTTGTGCTGGTATAGAATATAATCTACCTCTTTTATCCTCCAGAATCTCCATTTCATTTTTTAAATCTATGTACTGTGAAAGGTATTCTTTTTTTTGTTTATTCGTCATTGTTACCTCCACAAGTTACTTACTCTTTTAATTTTACTATTCAATCTTCTGAAAAAAGTTAATTGGAATCTATTGCATATAGTTGTTTTTGGTCTGCTAATGTAACAATTGCCTCTGTTGCACCAGCTTTCGAGTCTAGAATAATTACTACATTTTTTACAGCAATCCATTTTTACACCTCCACAGTATTAATAACTGCAATTAATCGTTCCTTTGTTATAATTTCGCTTTTGGTGATGCTTTTTATATTCCCTTTTAAATCCTTAC